AAAGCTCGGTTTAGGCGCAATGGGGCGCGGCCGGCTTTATAATCCTTCTTCATCTGTTTGCGTTTGATAGAGCCGCCAGCACCATCCCAACAGATAACAATATGATCAGGCTTTACATCATTACAAAGCTTTTGTAGTGATTGCATTGTGCCTTTTATTCCACCAATTGGGCCCCATTGAGACTCCGATGGATTAATTACATAATTACGCAAAAATAGGTTAAGTTGGTCGATGACCAACACCCTTCCATTAATCGACATTTTCCCTCTATTTTTTTATTTGTAAATGCGACTGTAATATTTTACAGCCTTAACAGGCATAAAAGAGTATACACCTTGGATTTTTCTAGCTTCTGTAGACATTCTGGTCAATTGCGTTTTAAGGCTGCTTTCCATTAGAAAGAACCTTACATTTAAAGTTACGCGTTCGACTGTTTCAGAAACAGGTTTTGATGGGACAGTGACATCAACAATTGTAATACCGCAAACTCCACGAAGTTTGTCAGTAATGATTGTTAGATTTTCTGATCGATTAAGGCGCATAATGACAGTTGCCTCGTAAAGACCTTCATTGAGCACCTCTTTTATCAAATTTCTTAAATCCATATACTATATATAGTTCGTAAATTACAACTTGTACATCTCAATTGATCCGTCATTAGTAGAATAATAAACTCTCTTAACACCTGTAAACTTTAATGCATCGTGACACATCGGACAAGGCTTTGATAATCTCAACTCACCTTGTCGGTTGATCCTTACAACAAATATACTTGCGCCTGCTGTTTTAGATCGATCTACTCCAGTTACACATGATAATTCGGCATGATGTGTAGCTGGTCCACAATCTGGACCACGAAACCTTTCTCCGAAAGAACTAAACTTATCCTTGTTAAAGGCAGTACTTATAACAGAGCCTCCCTTAATGAGGACGGCGCCATGCTTTATCTTGCCATAATTAGAATGAGCAGCCATATCTTGGGCTACTTTCAAATAACGCCTCATCTTATTTGAGAGGCTCACTTCTTTACCCTTGACCTTGTTTCTGTTCTTAAAAGGCTTGTCGCCCTCCTTATCCATCTCTCTCTCCTACAAGAATATTATAGGAACGGTTTTCTATGAGACAACAGAAATTTGTTCTTCTATTGGGTGCCAACTTTGTACGACAACTTCATCCATTATCTGAATTACCCTCGTTCTAAATTTTTCTTCTTTAATCTTTTCGTGCCATTTTGTAAATTGAAACTTTTCGAATGTTCCATCTTCGTATTTCAAAGTATACCAGGCCCCATTGCGCTCAAGATTCTCTGATGGCTGAATTGCGTCAAACCAACTTTCTTCATCTTGAATGCCGACGTGGTTACCCCACAAAATCTTGAATGTACATTCGCGTCCCAAAGAGCCAAAACGTGATTTCTTTATCCGCGCTTTAACTTCAGAACCAATTTTGTATCCGTGTTCATCAGTAACGTAAGAAGCTTTTGCTTTTCGTACAGTAAGCCAAATACGCAAAGAATATGAGTATGGCAAAGCTTTGCCTCCAGGCGTAACGTATGGCTCCGTCATCAGAGAGGCCCGGTCAGTTGTGATATTTGTTTTTAGCTGGTTTAAAGCTAATAAAGTACATTGGTTATTGGCCAAAGGAATGGTCATCTTTTTCATGGCTTTGGATAAAAGACGAGCTTTGTAGCCAATCGAAGATTGAGGATCAAAATCCTCATCTAACATCTTTCTGGTTGGCGTTTGTGCGACACTATCCCAAACAAATAAAAGCCTCTTATCTGTCTCTCCGAGAAGCATCTCCATCGTTTCGAAAACAAATTCAACAGTCTTCGCTTGTGTATAGGCAATCTTGGCAACGTCACACCCAGCTTGTTCTAAAAATGCTGGGTCTAAAGCAGACTCTGAATCAAAGTAAACAACTTCAATGCCCATCTTTTGAGCATTGGCCGCAATTTGCGCGGCCATATAGGATTTACCTGATCCTTCTAATCCAGCGAGTTCTGTAATCTTGCTAACAGGAACTCCACCATTTGGATTGCCTACACAAGTAATTTTGTTAAGCCACGTGGATCCAGTCGGAATCCACTCTTTAACCTCGGTTGGATTATCTTTTGTTAAATCATACGCAAGCGTTTCGCCTGCTTTCTTATTAATCAGGTCAATAAGACTCGTTGTATCTATCCTACCGTTCTTCTTCTTTTTTGCCATTTTTCCCTCGGGTTAAAAAATTGAGACACCTGTAAACCCGTGCCTCCCTGCGGTTGAGGGTCTTATTACCCGTTCAGAAGCTCTTTAAAGGCTCGATCAGTGCTGTTGTCGCTCTTCTCGTAGCGAGTCGACTCGGTAGAAACCTCTTCCGCGTCGTCCTGCGTCAGAAGGTACTCATCAAGCATCGTTCGAACCTCATCTGCAGTCTTCCGCTCAAAAACCTCCTCAAAATTAGGAATGGAATCAAGCCAAGCGTGGACCTTATTCTCATCCTGTGATAGGGGAGATGTCTTACGACGAGGTGTAATCGACGTCTGCGGAAACTGTGCTCCAGGCGGCTTGCCATAATTGATGACAAGATCCGTGCCCTCGGCAGTATCTGTAACATCGCCGTAATCAGGGTTTAATACTAGGTTAAGCAGCTCTTTGTAAGCCATCTTGCCGTAGCCCCAGATCTTGACGCCCTGGTCCTCCTGGCCACGTACAATGACCGGTGTGAAGAAACGCTGGCGAGCGCCGAGCTTCTTGGCGAGACGAGTGTTGTCCTCGCCGCCTTCGCGATAAAGCTGACGGATGAAATCATCCAACGGATCTTCCTCGCTAAAGTTCTTCTTTAGGCTCAAAAAGCCCGGGTTGTTTCCAACGTTATAATGGAACCAATACTCCTTGAAAGGATCTCCATCAGCAGTCGGGACCAAGCGAATGGTGGTCTCTCCATCTTCGGGGCGCCAAAAAATATTCTTGCCGCCTCGGTTCTCAAGCGCATCCATCTTGGCGCGCATCTTCTTCAAATCAATACCCATTTTAAACTCCTTTTGTTTTGTCCATTGAGGTATAGTCAACCCGATTGGTCTATCGGGCCGCTTATTGTGTATATATTATAGCAACGTTAAACATCAGAGTCAAGAGGAAAATCATAATTTTCTTCCTGAATCATTGAAGCGAAGGTGCATGAATATATATAATTCTGATCGTAATCGTTCTCATACACTGAATATGAGACTTTCAGTTTGTCTGTCATCTTTTCTCTTACTTGTTCTTTTATATTCTTCATCAGAGAAACGTCGTTTTCCAAGGAATCGTTTGTTACAGAATAATAAAGATGTTTTTCCCTCGGAAACTTTAAGTCATATAGTAGCTTTTCAGAGCCGGCTTCATCGACGATTCCAAAAGTGGCTATTTTGCATATTTCAAGGGGATCTGCATGCGTCTGGATTAGAGGCTCTATATTCTGGAATACGTTGTACATATGATAGGTCGCTACAATCAACTTGTTAATTTTATTAAAATAATTTTTAACAGTGAGGCCGCCCAAAATCGATTCACATTCAGAATTAGAAATTACAAACATCTTATCAATCATATTTGAGCGAGCATACTGCTGAAGAACATGGAAGACCAAACGTTCTTGCTTCTCCGCTAAATTAGATAAAATATCAATTTCTGGTTTAATGAAAATCACAGAAATTTCTTTGCTAGCTAGCTGTTCCATTAATCTTAAGATTGAACCAGAAATTGCACCGGAGCCGCCAACAATCACAGTATATGGCGCTTTTGCACCTTTAAGGAACTTTTTAATTGACGGGAACTTGTTTTCATAAGCCTCGAAGTTTTTCTGCTTTTCGATAAGCTTAAACTTGTTATGATCATGTTCCTCTGAATCAATACAAAAAATGTTATATTGAGGATATATACTCATTTCTTTGGCAATGCTGCAGCCGGCTTTTCCTAATCCAATAATAGTTGACATTATAACCTTCTCATATCTCCGAAGCTTTTTCCGAGCGCAACGTTGGTTTTGAACGTCCCCAGGTCTGTTTTCGAAAAAACATCAATAATTTCATCAAGTTTCCCCCGATCAGATCGATCAACGTCGATGACGATGCTGTCATGCACCACAAATGCAATAAAAGATTTTTCTATTAATTTGCTGATCTTCATTGCTTGTGTTAAAACCAAATCGCTCGTGGTGCTCTGAATAATATAATTCAGGGCTTTCTTATCATCTACTTCTATGCTTCTATTATATATGGTATTCACACAATTTCCGTCATAATGATAATCTAAAATCTTCTGTTTGTCAAATATTTTTTCAAGTTTCTTGTTCGATGCTTTTGCATTATAGAGCCATGCGAAAGTCTTTTCCTTTGATTTTTCTCGTGTAACCTTACCCTTGAACACATTCTCCAAAATCCAATCATGAATATCGATTGTCGGCTGTTCCATTTTAAGGAGACCAAAAGCAGTCCTCAATTCTGCTGAATTATAATCTAACTCCAGAAACAGGTCATTTTGAGGCTTAATTAT